GGCACTGGTTGGACCATTGTTGGTGCTGCCGCCGTGTCTGCGGCTACTTCAGCTCGCTTTCTTGCGCGTAAAGTGGGCGATCTGACCTGGACTCTCTACCGCATCGCCTAATCAATCGACGCCCCGTCTACGGGCGGGGCGTCACCTCACAGGTATATCCATGATTTATATGCGCCACCCGGTCCACGGCACTAAAGTCGCCACTATGGAAGCCGAAGCGATTTATGATGAAGAGAGCGGCTGGAAACGCTATACTCCCGGCGAAGCCCCGCCTTCTGACACGTCAGAGCCGGTAAATGAACTTGCACCCCGGCGACGCGGTCGCAGGCCGCTGAATGAGGGAATGACCAGCTATGACGACAGCCGGGGAACAGATTAACGGAGCCCTTCGCCTTCTGGGTGTCTTGGCCGAAGGTGAAACGCCGTCTGCGGCTACATCGCAAGACGCGCTGTTTGCGCTCAATCAGATGATCGACTCTTGGGGCACGGAAAAGCTTTCAACGTTTACGACGCAAGAGCAGGTGTTTTCGTGGTTGCCGGGGCTCATCAGCCAGACGCTTGGGCCTTCTGGCGATTTCGTTGGCGACCGCCCCGTCCTGATGGACGACGCGACGTATTTCGTTGACGCCTCAACCGGCATTTCCTATGGCATCAAGCTGATCAACCAACAGCAGTACGATGGCATCGCGGTTAAAAGCGTGACCAGCACTTTTCCACAGGTAATGTGGATTAATACGAACTACCCCAACATCGACATGCACATCTACCCGGTGCCCACCAAGGTGCTGGAGTGGCATTTCATATCGGCGGCGCAACTGACCCAACCTGCCACCATCGCAACGCCGCTGTACTTCCCGCCCGGCTACATGCGGGCGTTTCGGTACAATCTGGCTTGCGAATTGGCCCCTGAATTTGGCGTGGAGCCGTCTGGTACGGTCAGCCGTCTTGCTATGGCGTCCAAGCGCAATCTGAAGCGCATCAACAACCCCGACGACATCATGTCGATCCCCTACGCCATCGTCAGCACCCGCCAGCGGTTCAACATCTTCGCCGGAAACTTCTGATGAAAAGTCCAATCCTTGGCTCCGCGTATGTAGCCCGCAGCGTCAACGCTGCGGACAACCAAATGATCAACATGTTTCCTGAGGTTGTGCCGGAAGCAGGAAAAGAACCCGCGTTCCTTCAACGCGCACCAGGGCTAAACTATCTGGCTTCGCTGGGCGCTGGCCCCGTGCGCGGGCTTTGGCAGTTTGGCAATTATGGTTACGCCGTGTCGGGCACTACGCTGTACAAGCTTGACAGCAGTTTCAACGCGGTTGCCAAAGGCACCGTGACCGGCACCGGCCAAGTGTCGATGGTAGACAACGGCACTCAACTGTTCATCGCGGCGGGCGCTACCGGCTACATTTACAACGCCGGTACGGACGTGTTCGCGCAGATCACGGACCCTGACTTTGCTGGTGCGGTAACTGTCGGGTTTATCGACGGGTACTTTGTTTACAACCAGCCTAACAGCCAAAAGTTCTGGGTCACGTCGTTGTACGACGGCACGTCCGTCGATCCGCTGGACTTTGCCAGCGCCGAAGGTTCGCCCGACAATCTGGTGTCCCTAATCGTAGACCACCGCGAGATCTGGCTGTTTGGGCAGTCGTCCATCGAAGTCTGGTACGACGCCGGTCTGCCGGACTTCCCGCTGTCGCGCATCCAAGGCGCGTTTATCGAAATCGGTTGCGCTGCGCCGTTCTCCGTCGCCAAGCTCGATAACGGCGTGTTCTGGCTCAGTTCAGACGCTCGCGGACGCGGTATGGTGTTTCGCTCCAACGGTTACGCTGGCGTCCGCATCTCGACGCACTCCGTCGAATGGCAGATCCAGCAATACGCCGACATCACGGACGCGGTAGCGTATACCTATCAACAGGACGGCCATTCGTTCTATGTGCTGAACTTCCCCAGCGCCGACATTACTTGGGTTTACGACGTGGCTACCCAAGCGTGGCACCAACGCGCCGGTTGGTTGAACAACCAGTACACTCGGCATCGCGGCAACTGTCAGATGGCGTTTAACGGCCAGATCGTCATTGGCGACTACCTGACCGGCGACATCTATTCTTACGATCTCAACGTCTACACCGAGGCAGGCGCGGTTCAGAAATGGCTGCGTTCGTGGCGGGCGCTGCCTACTGGAACCAACAACCTGCGCCGCACGACGCAACACAGCTTGCAACTTGATTGCGAGACGGGCGTAGGCCTGGACGGCGCGGAGCCTGCCACCACAACCTATCTCAGCAGCATCTCGTCTGACGCCGCGTCCGCTGGCGCGATCAGCGGCGAATCGGAAGAAACCACAAACGAAATTATTGTGCAAGGTTCCGATCCGCAGGTCATGTTGCGCTGGTCAGATGACGGCGGGCATACTTGGTCCAACGAGCATTGGCGGTCGATGGGCAAACTTGGTGAGACCGGGAGGCGCGTCTTGTGGCGCAGGCTTGGCATGACCTTGAAACTCCGTGACCGCGTGTACGAGGTATCTGGAACTGATCCGGTTAAGATCGCCATCATGGGCGCGGAACTGATCGTGAGCCCAACCAATGCCTGATAATATCACGCAGATACCGGCTCCGCGTGTCGCCATTTGGGACGCAATGACGAACTACGTCACGCGGGGGTGGTATCGGTATTTTTATAACCTTTACGCCATTCTCGGCAGCGGATCGCTTCGCAGCGGGGCGTTCTACGACACCACCACGCAGTCCGCCGCCGTTATTAACACGGCCTACGCTATTACGCTTGACAGCACTAGCTTGACCCAAGGCGTCAGCATCGGAACGCCAACGTCGCGGGTCTACGTGGACCGCACGGGCTCCTACAACATCCAATTCTCGTTGCAACTGGTCAGCACCAACGCGGCATCTAAGGACGTGTACATTTGGGCGGACGTGAACGGAACGTCCGTACCTGAGAGCGCCACCAAGTTGACCTTGTCTGGTTCCAGCAACGCCTACGTTGCGGCATGGAATTTTGTCATCCGCATGAGCGCAGGTGACTATTTCCGACTGATGTGGTCTACTTCTAACACAAATGTTCAAATAGCCCGCATAGCGGCGTCTGCTCCCGTACCGGCCATCCCATCGGTTATCTTGACCGTAGCTGCAAATATAGGTGAATAATGGCTGTTCTTACCCCATCCCCTAAAACAGCTTTTGTTGACGCGGCGGGCGAACCCCTCGTTGGCGGACAGCTCTACACCTACATTGCCGGTACGACCACGTTGCAAGCGACCTATACGGACTCGACCGCGACGACTGCCAACACCAACCCGATCATCCTAGACTCGCGCGGCGAGGCCAATGTCTGGCTGGGCGGCGCGATCTACAAATTTGTGCTGAAAGACGCCGACGACGCGCTGATCTGGACGGTGGACAATATCTCGGCCCCCACGGCTGCGGTGTCGCCCGTGCTGTCTGGTAACGTCACCATCGACTCCAACACGTCATCTCCGGCGCTTACAATCACCCAAACAGGCACCGGCCCCGTTCTTCGAGTGCAGGACTCCGCTGATCCTGACGTAACGCCGTTCATCGTTGACAATTCCGGCAACGTCGGCATCGGCACGGCTACGCCCGTGTCTGCGCTTGAGGTCGCAAGCCCTGGCGTGATTACCGGCGCTTGGGCGTACTTGCCCAGCGGCACGGCGATGATCTTCGTGCAAACGTCGGCCCCTACCGGCTGGACCAAGTCAACTACGCACGACAACAAGGCGCTGCGCGTGGTGTCTGGCGCCGCCAGCAGCGGCGGCACGACGGCGTTCACCAGCGTTTTCACGGCGCGTACCATTACCACCGCCAACATGCCAACGCACACGCACACGGTTACGGACCCCGGCCACGTACATAACGTGCCGTTTTTTGATTCGTTTACAGGATACGCAGGCGGCGCGACGCGCCCGGCGCAATCTACAAACGTGGGCGGTAGTCCTACGGCCAGCGCGTCCGCCACCACCGGCATCACTATCGGCAATGCCGGTAGTGGCACGGCAATGGACTTTGCTGTCCAATACGTTGACGTCATTATCTGCACGAAAGACTAGCCATGCAGCTCAAGAACGGATCATTCTGCCCGCTGATCAAGAAGGAGTGCGTCCAGCTCCAATGCGCTTGGTTCACGCAGTTGCGTGGAACGCACCCGCAGACCGGCGCGGAGATTGACGAGTGGATGTGCGCCATTTCGGCCATGCCCATGCTCCAGATCGAGGTCGCCAAGGAGGCGCGGCAGGGCGCTGCGGCGACCGAGAGCTTCCGAAACGAGATGGTGCGGGCGCAGGCCGAGGTGCTGCCATCGTTCATCAAGCAACTGTCGTAGGGGGCGCGGGTGTCGCACAAGCAGACGATCTCGGACTACCTTGCGACCGTTCTGGAGTTGCCGCCTCACGCCCGCGCTTGGCTTCTGGACCTGTGGGACGCCATCCAAGTGTTTGATGACGTGGTGGACGGCGACCCGGTGACGGGCGACGACATGCGCCGCGCGATCTGGTCCTGTCTGGTGCAGATGCCGTCCAATCCGTTCTTCGCCACCAACTCGGCCAGCCTGCTGCCTGTGATGGCAACGGCGTTTCTAAAGTGGGCGGCGTCAGATGAAGCGGAACGCGCCGGTAAGGCGGACGCCAAGTCGTTTATGTGGCGGGCGTCCTACTATGATGTTGTTCTGGCCGTGGTCATGCTATGTCATGGGTACGACGCGGCCCTAGCCAAGTCGGGTGCAGTTATGGCATTGTACGGCGAGAAATACACAGACTATTGCGCGGAGTTCTCCCATGCCTGATCCGATTTCCGCTATTGCAGGGTCTGCCGTACTCGGTGCAGGCTCCAGTCTGTACGGTTCCAGCAAAGCTGCGGAAGCCCAGCAGGCGGCGGCCGCCCAGAGCGCCGCTGCCCAGCGCGAAGCCGCTGACAAGAGCATTGCCGCCCAGCGGGAGATGTTCGACATCGGTCGGGCGGATCTTGCGCCATACCGTGAAAGCGGTACTGCCGCGCAAAATCAATTGCGGTCCTTCTTGGGTATCGGCGGCGACACGACCGCACCAGGGTACGGCAAGTACACCAAAGATTTTGGTATGGAAGATTTTACCGCCGACCCCGGTTCAGCATTTCGTCTTAAGACGGGGCTGGAAAGTCTTGAGCGAAGCGGCGCGGCTAGAGGTATGGGTTTGTCTGGTGCGGCGCTTAAGGGCATTACGCGGTACGGGCAGGACTACGCATCAAACGAGTACCAGAACGCTTTCAATCGCTACCAGACCAATCGCAACAACCAGATCTCGCCGCTTATGGATTTCACGCGGTTGGGGCAAGCGTCCGCTGCCGGGTCTGCGGCGCAGGCGCAGGGTTTGGGCACAAGCCTTGGTAACACCTATACAGGGCTGGGGCAGGGTATCGCGCAGGCGGATGTCGCGGCGGGCAATGCAACGGCGTCGGGCTACCTGAACCAAGCGAACGCGGTGACGAACGCGCTCAATCAGGGCATGAGTTCGTACATGATGAACAATTACCTTAACCGTGGTGGCGGGATGAACCCGTACAGTTATGGCGCGGGTGGATATACCGGCCAAGGTCCGTTTATGAGCGGCGTTCCACAAAATTAAGGATACGACGATGGTCGATTACAGCGTCAATCTTCCGCAGCTTCAGCAGGCGCAAGCCCCTAATATGCTGTCTATGGCCGAGCATTTGCAGAAGATGCAGACGTCCAACATGCTCATGCAGCAGCGGGCGGCGGAAGTTCAAAAAGAGAACGCGCTGACAACCATTCTTGGTCGTTCAGGCGGCAAAGCAACGCCTGACATCATTCAGGGTTTGATCGCATCAGGCAATTATGGGCCTGCATTGGAGCTTCAGCGTCATGCTGCGTCGATGGGTTCTATTGGCGTAAATACGCAAGTCGCGCAAACCGCGCTTGAAAAATCGCGGCTTGAATTGAGCGAGGCAAAACGAACTCTTCAGGCGGGTGCTGCCGCTCGCGATTTCATCAGCGGAAACGATACCCTGACAGATCCTGACGCGCTTAAAAAATTGCGCCAGACCAATCCTGACGCATATGAATCCATTACAAAGTTTAACGGCTTGACGGCCAAAATGTCATATGAAGCGTCAACCGCAAAACGTTTGGACGATAAAGCCAGACTTGACCTGATGCAAAGCACCGCGTCTCTTTTTGCGCCCGCTTTTGCAACCGCACAAACCCCAGACCAATATTATAAATTGTACGACCAACTTGCTAAGGTTTACCCCGAAATTAGCGCCCTTGCGTCGCGCGATTTTACCCAAGACAACGTGCGTAACATTGTTCAGTCAGCTACTAGCACGCACGATTTAGAGGCCGTCACCATTGGCGGTCGTCCTGCCATCCGCCATAAGCGAACTGGTCAGATCCAGATGTCGGAAACGGGCGCGCCGGGCGCTAACGCTGCCATGCCCGCACAGGCGGCGGCTGATATGCCTTCGGCTGCCGGAGCTACGCCGCCGATGGCCCCCACCGGGGCTAATTCGTTGGCCGCTGCCGTGCAACCTGGTGTTGCGCCCATAACGACGGGCGTTAACAATTTGGTCCCCGGTGCGCAGCCTAACGCGCCTGCCGCTGTGGCTATGCCTGCGCCGGTGCTTGCGCCGCGCACCACGCCGCAAACTGTTGAGCAGATCTTGGCTGCGGAACAAGAGGCTAAACCACAGCAAGTGCAGCGTGAGGCTGAAGCGCGCGCGCAAGGCGCGGCGGATGTTGCGCGGTCAGAAGAGCTGAAGAAAACTGCACTTGCAAAAGAAAAACTGGCCCCGACACTTACAAGTATGATTACTGCGTATAAAAATCTTGCGCGGCGGGGCGAACTTATTAGCGCTGAAGGCGATCAATCACTTATGCAACGCGCTAAGATTGGCACGTTAGCGGCGCTTCCAGGTAAGGTATCTACTGTGTTGTCGCCTAAAACGGGTAGTGACATTACAACAATTGAAAATTTGCGCCGCGATCTTTTCCCCACCATTATCGAAATGACGGGAGCAAAATCGGGAGACGCCGTAAAAGAAATGGAATCAATTTTGGGTTCTCTTACTTCGCCGGGGCAAAGTGACGCTACTATTGTCGCCACGTTAAATAATTTTAGCAAAAAATACGGTCTTGGCGAACTTCTTTCGATTGAGGATTTGAAACCCACAACGCAAACTGTGCCTGAAAGTGGCATACCTCGCGGGCGGCGCGGTGAAGTGCCTGCGGCGGCTGCTGCGCCTAACCAACCGGCTAAACCTACGTTGGATCAATTCTTGGCTAGGGTTAAACCGCTTAACCCTAACGCATCAACGGAAGACCTTACCGCGTATTACAACCGTACATATGGGGGCCGCTAATGGCGGACATTATTGACCCGTTTCAATCCATTGTAGATCCGTTCGCAGCGCCCCGAATTGCTGTAGATCCATTTGCGGCGTCTATGGCCGCCGGGCCTATTCGGGCACCCGACACATCTGCGCTTCAAAACGTTAAAGTTGCGGCGCGCGCGGCGTCTCCTTACGCCACAGCGGCGGGCGTCGGTGCGCTTGCAGGTGCGCCTTTTGGTGGTCCCGTTGGATCTGCGGCAGGCGCGGGGTTAGCTACGCTGGGTTTGGCTGCGGGTGATGTCGGCGCTACCGGTTACAATGCGCTTGCCAACTACATGGGTTGGAACCGAATGACGCCGCCGTCTGAAACCATTCAGAACGCTTACGGACGTATCGGAATAGGCGCGCGCCCACAGACATCTGAACAAGCGATGCTGGACGCCCTTGTGAGCGGCGCTGGTGGTGCGGGTAGCCAAGCACGCGCATTCTCTACTTTGGCGCGAGGCGCGCAGACGCCGGTTGCGCGGGGCGTTCTTACGGAGCTTGGGCAACAGCCCGGCATTCAGATGGGCGCAGGGGCTGGCGGCGCTGTTGCGCCTACCGCGTTGCAAGAATACGGCGACGTAACCAATCCATATGCACTTGTCGGCAGCAGTTTGGCAGCGTCTATACTCGGCGGTCAAACAGCGGCGGGGGTCGGAAACATTGGGCGCGGTGTGCGGAACACTGTTGCGCGCTTAGACACGCCCTCAACCACCGATCTTCGCACACAAGCGCAAAACGCTTATCGTGCAGCGGATGACGCAGGCGTTGTATATCGGTCCAGCGCGTTTGATAATTTTGCGGCTAATCTAGACCAAAGGTTAGCCCGTGAAGGATTTGACGCGCGTCTTTACCCGGCGGCGGCAACGGCTATGGATCGTATACGTACAGCCACAACTACCGATATGCCTGGCGTGTCTCGGCATCAAACTTTTCAAGATCTTGACATTTTGCGCCGCGTAGCTGGCGCAGCGCGAAACAGCGAAAACCCCGCTGAACGTAGGTTGGGCCTCATAATTACCGATCAGTTAAACGATTTTGCTACGCGCCCGCCTTCCGGCGCGGTTCGTGCTGGCGATGCACCGGAAGCTGCGCGCGCGGTATCTGAAGCGCGGTCTAACTGGTCTCGCATGAGCAAAAGTGAAGAAATTGAAGATGCTGTTCAACGTGCTAGAATTTCTTCGCCCGCCGCCGAAGGCGGTAAAATTGACGAAGCTATTCGTACACAATTTGCTAACTTAACTCGCGAAATTGACAAAGGGTGGCACCCCGGTTTTACCGAAGCGGAAGTCGCCAATATTCGCCGCGTTGCCGAAGGTAAAGCTGGCTCAGACATTTTGCGCGCGGTTAGCCAATTAAAACCGGGCACAAATTTTAGCGGTTTGGCGCGCACTACCGCGCAGTTGGCCGCAGGATATGGCGCGGCGGGCGGTCCTATGGGTGCGGCGTTGGCAATTCCTACGATGGCGGCAGGGTATGGCGCGCGAGTAGGGCGTAATGCTCTTGCAGAACTTAACGCCGCCAATTTGGCTGCAGGCATACGTCGAGGGGATGTGATGTTGCCGTTTAACGTTAACGTTGGAAATATAGGTCTGCCCGCAGCCCAACAATTTCAAAACGCTCTTGCTAACCAATAGGCCCCCTGATGGACACGCAGACACTTATGAACATCGCGTCCACGGTCGCCATCGCGATGGGCGGTTGGTTCGCGCGGGAGGTCTGGGGCGCGGTCAAGGAACTGAGATCAGACCTTCATGAACTGGAGGTAGACCTGCCCAAGTCTTACGTCAGCCGGTTCGACTTGGACAAGCGCATGGACCACATTGAAGACATGTTCAAGCGCATCTATGACAAGCTGGATGCAAAGGCGGATAAATGAGCACCACGGAAGAGAAACAGGAAAAGTTTGCCATCGAAATGGCGGCGAGCGCCAGCAAGGGCGCGCTGGTCGAGAAGATCACCTTCGCGGGCATCCCGATCCTGTTCTCTTGCGTTGTCTACCTCATGAGCGCGCTTTCCGCCGCCAAC